ATCATCTGCTTTTGCATATGCAATTACAGTTTTACCATTTGTAACTGTAGCAGAAGTTCCTGTACCTGTTGCATATTTAAATACAACATTCTGAGATCCAGAAGTTGCATTTTTTAAGAAATAAAAGTTTTGTACATCTAAAGGTATTGTAACGTTTCTAGATGCTGTAAGTGATCCTGTAAATTCTATAATTCTATGAGAAAGAGTTGCTCCTGTTGATCCATCAGATACAGTAAGAGCTGTATCTGCACCATCAGTTACTGCTTGTGTTGTATAACCTCCAGATATCTGTTCGACAATCTGTAAGTTTGTATTAGTTTTTGTTCCCCATGTTCCGGCATTTTCACCGGTTGCTTGAAGTTCTACACCTAAGGTGTGTATGTTGATGCCATAAAAAATTCTCCTACGCTGCTACATCGTTATAACTTGTATTTGATCCAGTTGCAACATCCGAATATGTATCGTTCGAACCTGTTGAAACATTACTATATGATATATTTGCACCTGGGTCAACATCTCCATAAGCAAAGATATCGACAGCTCCAATATTAAATGAAGCGGATAGTCCAGTTAATCCTACCGTAATTTGAGGAATGGTTATTGAACCAATATTAAATGAAGCAGATACTCCAGTTAATCCTAAACCTTCTTCTACTGCTACTGTTCCAACACTAGCTGTTAATGTTTGTTGAGTTGGTTGAATTAATGCATCACCCTCTTGAGCTACAAAACCTTGACTTAGTGTTAAATCAAATCCAGATACTAAAACTGTATCATTTGGTATAACTATTGAACCTATAGTAAATGTTGCCTCAACACCTGTTAAGTCAGCTTCTTGTGAAGAACTTCCAACTGCAGTTCCTTGTGTTAAAGTCATTTCTTGACCAGAAACTATTACTGTTTCGTTCGGAGCAAAAGCTGTGCCTTGAGATAAAGTTAAATCAAGACCTGTTAAACCAACAGTCATGTCAGCCACAACTGGTGTGCCTAACACTGCGGTAACTTCTTGACCAGTTAGGCCCATAGTTACATCATTAACTGTTAATGAACCTACAGATGCAGAAAAAGATACACCATCTATATTAACAGGAACAAAAGCTTCACCTTGTGAAGATGTTATTTCAAAACTTGTAGGTGTAATTATTTGATCAGGTATATCAACTGAACCAATACTAGATGTAATTTGTATTCCTGTTAAAGAAACAGAAACAGTTTGATCAGAAAGATCTCCCCAGCCACCATCGCCGCTCCATTGTTGGGCACCCCATCCTGTTTTTAAAGTTGTAGATTGATTCCAATTAGCTTGGCCCCAGGTGAACCTGCCCCATCCTGAAGTTGTCGACATGGTCGACCTCCTATGCTAGTCTGATTATTGCGGCTGTAGCGTCGTTTGCTGGAAACTCTATTTTAAAAGTTCCATTACTTGCTGTTTTGTCCCCACCAAATGCTATTGCACAAACAGCATCAGTAGTTCCTGTGCTAGTGCCTGTTGTAGTATTATATATTAATGCAGCATTTGCTGTAAAAGAAGCTGATGTATAAGTTACATCTCCAAAATCTGTAAATGCAGTTGTACTAGTTAAACCAACTCCTGTTCTTGTTAGAGTTGCTCCTCCAGCCGTATAAGCTGTTCCTGATGTATTTGTAATTTCTTCTGATGTTGAATAATCTGTCGTAGAAGCACCTAAAGTTGCACTGCTATCATATAATGCAATTTTAAAAGTGTCACCACCTGATGATGCAAAATTGTGTTTACCTTGTAAAAGTTCTTGTTTAAAACTCGAACATATCGCGCTTGTATTTGCCATAATTTATTCTCCTACGGGTTTGGTGAGTTTATTGGAATACGAACAGCGCCATCAGTATAGTCATCTCTTCGTCTTCTTCCAATTTGCTCACTTGCAAACTTCTGTACCTCTTGTTTATATTTATTTTCNTATAATGTCAACATATCCATAGGACCTTTTAAAAAACCATATGCCTCTGATAAGCAACAATATAATAGNCCATTTGGAAAATTAAGACTAATATAATTAGTATCGTTATTTTCTAAAAGATCAGGCATTTTATTAAAATGCACTCTAAATCTATATGTTGTATTTGGTGTAGGAGCTACAAATATTCTACCTGATGTAGTATCAGACTCTCCTGTAGCACCACCAAATGCAGCATAATATTTAGGTTGACCTTGAGCTGCTGATGTTCCTGTTACATCTTGATATTCCTGCAAGTATGTAACATCTTTTTTTTCTAACCATCTATTAGCTCCTGTAATCTCAGATCCTGCTGTGTCATAAACTTGTATGCCTCTAATAAATAAACAACCTGCGGGAGCATTTATAGATTCTTGTCCAGCAACAAAATTACCTAATTGTTGTTTTCTATCTGCATCAATAGGCACATCTCTAAATATTCTATATTGTGCATTTAAAATTATATTTTCTAAAACAGCATCTGTTAAAACATTAGAGTCTGTTTCAGTATAACTTCTTATTTGAGTTTTTAATCCTGATGCACTTAATCCTGCCATTATGCTACTATCTCCTGACAACGAGGACAAGATTTTCTAAATCTTAAATGTCCTGAACAATGCTCTGGTTTTTTTTCAGTTAATATAATTGGTTGTTCTATTTTAGGTGTAAACCAACTTTTAATTTTATTAATAATTTTTTTTATCATGACTCTAAACTGACTGGACCAACGGAACAGTCATTTCCTCCTCCTCTTGTTTGACCTACTGTAGCAGTATTTGTTGCAACAGTAAAATGAAAAAAATTACTTAATGAATAGTCTGTTGTAATTCTTTGGTCAATTCCACTTACAGTTTTATATAAACCAGTTGTTATCGTATATCCTGCAGATCTTTCAATATTTGATCCTGATATACCATCAAAATTTAATATACTTGAAAAACCAGATACAGCAGTTCCTGATGCACCTGTATTTGGATTATAGGGTGTTCCTGTTCCAGGGGATGTTTTAACAGATCCTCTAAATCTATGAGTTGTTCCATTTGTTAAACCATGTCCTGGTGCAAAAACATTTATTATTGCAGAGCCCGCTTTAAAAGTTTCAAAAGGATCATTTCTTAAAGTTAATAAAACAGTTGGTTCTGCTCTTCCAGGTCTTACATGTCTTAAAGATATACCATCAGCAGATAATGGTTTTGGTTCTAATTGTGGCTGCTTTGGTTCAAATTCAGATACATGAACAAAAGATCCATTCCATTCTCTGACCATTTCTCTATATGGAAACTCCATACCAGATCTATCTGATATCGCTTTTGCATATTTTCCTGTTGCGTATTTTGGCATTATGCTCCTGGGTAATAAGCTTTTGGTGTAATATATGTACTAGAAGCTGAGCCATCTTCTGCAAGNGCTCTTTGTAATTCATCTTCATAATACAATTTCATTTGTTGAACTAATTGTGGTTGATATTTTTGTGCAAGATAAAAAGCCAAACCTGCAACCATACAAGGCACAAATCTAAAAGGTACATCAGATGCATTTGTATAATCTCCTACATCTTGAATTCTTTTTATATAATAGAAATGCATATCTTTAGATGCATTAGTTGAATCAGGTGTTGGATAAACACTAATACTAACATGATCAATAAATCTTTGAACCCAATACTGATTAGGTGTTCCTTTTGAAAGTTTGTTTGAGAAACCTGCATAAGTAGATCTATCTACTTTTGTCATTGGACTATCTGATTGAGTTGTTGCCGTTCTATTAGATCTTAACTGTGCTTCAAGCACGTCAGAAATTCCATAAATACCATTTGGATTTGATGTAGCACTTGTGCCATCAGCAGCTTCTCTAAAAAATTTATATTCTGCTTGTCCTTCAATTAAATCTAAATCAAGTTCACCTATTTCCCAATAATGAATACCTCTATTACCCCACTCTTGAAATAAAATATTAAGAGATCGTCTTGCAGATTTAAGTTGATATCCTGCAACGTTTTGTAATCCGATACGTTCAAAAGCCTCTTCTACTATTTCATCAATAGCAAAAGTTTTATCGAACGTTGTAGTGTCCGAGGTAGTATTAGCCATTTAACCTCCTAGCCAGTATAACCGATTGTAACAGAAGTAGTATTAGTTAAATCTAAATATACTCCAGTTCTACATCTAATTCCACTTCCAGGAACATAAACGTCTATACCTTCTGTTCCACAATTAGCTTCATAAACTAAAGCTCCAGTTGCATCTGTTCCATCATAAATTTTAATATTACTGTTAGCTACTCCTTCAGCTTGAATATAAGTTATTCTAGCTGGTCCAATAAAATTACTAGATGCGTCTGTTGCT